GGCTATGGGGCCGTCTTTAATTCAAGAAGCGAAAATTTAGGCGGTTTTTACGAATATATCGACCGAAACGCATTTGATAATGTGTTAAAAAATGAAACGGACACGCGTTTTTTAATTAACCATGAGGGCATGCCACTTGGCCGCACAACGGCGGGGACCTTACGTTTAAGTGTTGATGAGGTGGGTTTAAGATATGAGGTTGATTTACCAAACACCCAAACGGCTAATGAATTAAAAGAGGCATTAAAAAGAGGAGACGTTAACCAATCAAGTTTTGCATTTAGCGTTGAGCGAGATAAATGGAGCGAAGAGGACGGCACAATGAGAAGAGATATATTAAACATTGATAGATTGTTAGACGTATCGGCTGTGACATTTCCCGCATATCCGAGCGCCACGGTCGGAATTAGAAGCATGAATAAGTGGAAAGCGGAAAAAGAGAAAATAGAATATAAAAATGAAGAGAAAGATTTACACTTTCGTAGTATTAGAGAATTAAAAATTAAATTATTAAAATCAAGTTGAAAATGAAAAATGTTAAGCAATTAACGGAAGAGCGCGGCACATTGATTGAATCATTAAACCAAATGGTTGATGGTGCAAAATCGGAAGCACGCGAGCTTTCTAACGAAGAAGCTACACAATTCGATACAATGACAACGCAAGTTGAGGCATTGGACAATCAATTGTCAAGAGCTCACAAAGCGGAAGCAATGAAAGCTGAAGCAGCAAAAAACAACACTCCATTAAACAAAGAAGAGGAAACGGCAAAACGTTCTTGGTCTTTATTTAAAGCAGTTGACGGAATGTTAAACGGAAACCTAACGGGACTTGAAGCGGAGATACAAGCAGAAGCGCAAAAAGAGGCGAGAGGTTCATTATCAGGTATAGGAATACCAACATGGATGCATGAGAAAAGAGCTTATGTTGACCAAGCGACAAGCGCAGTTGCGCCGGTAGCGGTTGAAGCATACGCGGACGCATTAACAGCGGACAGCATTTACGACAAAGTAGGTTTAAACGACCTTGGTAATTTATCAGCAGACACAATCGTTCCAATTACAGCGGCAACGGCTACGGCATGGGCTGCGGAAAATTTCAACGGTACGGATGTTTCGGCTAACTTTGGAAAAATCACTTTACAGCCAAAAAGAGTAAATGGATTTTCTAACGTGTCAAGAGTTTTATTAGTACAAAACCCGGGAGCAGAAGCGGCGGTAATGCGCGAACTTGGCCGTGGTGTTGGTAGAGCTATTGACGATGCAATGTTTAGCACGGTATCGGTAGCATCAGCGCCAACGTCTATTGCAGCAACTGCGGGTGTTTTAACGTTTACTGAAAGCGCAACAGCAGGTGGCGCGGGTTTTGTTGAGGACCTTATCACAGCAGAGCAAACGTTAGCAGATAGCAGCGGATTACACGGGACGGAAAAATACGTTTGTCAATGGGCGTTTTTAACAGCGTCTAAAACGCAAGCTCAAGTTTCTAACGTTTCTCCGGTATATTATAGAGAAGACGGAAAATCGTTCCTTAATGGACACGAAGTATTTTACTCTTCTCATCCGGCAACAGCGGGTGGACCTCCAATAACATCGGGAGATAACCTATTCGGAGATTTTAACCGCGTTTATTTTGCATCTTTTGGTCCTTTGGACATCGTTGTAGACCCTTATAGCGAGGCAACTAACAACGCAGTTAGATTGGTATTAAATCACCACTACGATTTCGCCGTAGCATCGGGCGCATCGTTTGTTAAATTTACATCGTTACTATAATAACGAGGTTTATTGTTTTGTTTGTTTAGCACATGGCCACTCGGTGTTTACACCGGGGGCCGTGATTGCTAACTTTAAAAGATAAAAAAAATGGCAGTTACTATACCGGGCATGAATTTGAATTTTTGGGGAAAGTTGGAATTAACAAATGCCCCAACTAATGAGCTAATAACAACCGCAGAGGCCAAAACCCATTTGCGCATTGATAGCTCATTTACTGACGATGACACATACATCGATGGTTTGATAGTTGCCGCGCGCGAAATAGTCGAAGCGCACACCCGTAAAAAATGGGCGCAAGCCGAATATGATTATTGGTTAGACGAGTTTCCCGCAAGTGATAT